CTATGGTATGGTAAATCCTATGGAAGCTACAGAAGCTATACTAACTGAAATGGCTACTTCTCCACCATACGCAGCTGACTGGCGTAAAATGAGTGATTTAATAAAAACTCTACAGTCACCTATAGGACCGGGTAATACTACACGTGAATACTGGAACATTAAAAATCCATCTATGGTACAACGTATTAAAGAAGCGTGGACAGCTAATCATAACAAATTAAAAGAAGTTAACAAAACTCTTAACGAAGTAGAAGATACTGCTTCTATGTTTGATATAGATGAAAAAAACAGAACTGGTCAGTTCGAAGGTGATGAAGGTACAGCTAAATTAGTAGCTGCATACTATGAAAATCAAGGTAATCCTAACGCACAAGCTCGAGCTGCTAAGTTATTATATGTTAATCAGACTGAAAATAACAAAGCAACTGTAGCACAAGTTATGAAAGCTATTAGACAGAATGATGTTAATGAGTTTGTATCTTTACTTGATGGTATGAGTGAAACACAAGTAAATAATATAGTAGGTGCTACACCATTTTTAGAAACTACTAACGAACTTATAAAAGCACACGGTAATGACTTTGATAAAGATATAGAAAGTTTTTCTGCGTCCGTTGTTAAAAATTTAGCAGCAAATAGTTTTAGTGTATCTGGTGATGCAAACGACAATGCTGACAGAACTATTAAGGCAACTAAACAGTTGTATTATCATTTATTTAACAAAAGATTTGCTGGTGTAGAAGATGCTAACTTACGTAGAAATGAAGTTGAAAAGTTTATTAATAACTTAGCTGATTATGATAAGGAACAAAAAGTAGGAACCGGAGACAATGAAGTTACCTACATAGGTAAAGGTATATTTAGACGTATAGATGCCGCTTCAACTGGTACTAATACGGTATTATTTACACAGTTTCATAACGGATCATTACCTAACGATGTAATAAAAGTAGGTAAAGGTGCTGATCTTGACCCTACTACTGGTTATCTTGCACAGATATTACAAAAAGCAAAACAAAAAAACTTAAAACTTGTATCTACTACAGATTTAGAAAACGTAGCTATATCTATACGAGAAGGTAAAGATACAATAGCACTACCACAAAATCTTAGGGAATTACAACGTCATTTTGAGTATTTTGATGCTAGAGGTTATCTTAATGAGTTGTTTAGAAACCATCCAGATTATAAGAAAGAAGGTATATTTATACCACCAACTATATATGATGCTGCTAAAAAGGCTGGTGGTCCTATGAAGCAAAAGGATGCGTTAAAGTATATGATAGGAACATATAAAGACGGAGAACTTGTTAAGGGAGATGCACTATGATTAATGAAGAAGAACTAAAAGAAGGTGAACAACTGGTAGCTACAGCAGAACCTATCACAACA